TGACAGGTCGGCTACAGTTGCTCCCGGTTATGGTCTTGCTGTATTTGAATCTGATTTTAGTTTGGAGATATCAAGCTATAAAACAGATAGGAGTAGTAATAATGATGTTGATTTTATTGATAAGGATATAATTGAATTAGCAACTATAAATGACGAAGCGGATAAATATCCAGTAGGTAGTATAATATCTGTAACTGGAACAAATCTAAATAACGGGTTTAGAAGAGTTTATGATTCTGGCTCTGATGCTGATGATTCACAAATAAAGGTAAAGCCATATATTGTTGCTGAAACAGGTCAGGGAGCCGTTATTAAGCGTCATTTAATTGGTGAAACATTTGTTGTTTTAGGTGATGCGGCTAATGGTCAGGTAGATATATGGCAAAGAAATGTTGGTGCATCTGGCTGGTCTGGTACAAGTTTAAATTTACGAAGTGATGGAACTGATACATTGCTTGCGGCTGAAGATTCTCAAATATCATATTATTTCGTTGATAATGCTATACGGGCTTGTGACACAAATTTTAACAATTCTTCAATTATTCACCATTATGGGTATGTAGAGAATGTTCATTTTGAAAATACAACATCTAATAATATTCTTATTTCCGGTCAGATTTATCATGGATTTTATGACAACTTAAATAATTTAGCTCCGCCTACTGAATGTAAAATTGATACAACAGACGGAGCAGGTAGTGGGAGTGATTACTTAGGTACTGCCGGAGCCGGATTTAATATTTCAGTTGCAGAAGCATCCGATGCCGCAAGTACATGGATAGGAGATGTTTATCAAGTAGCTATTAGTTTTATATATGATGAGAATCAGGAATCGTTATTATATGTTCCATCAGCAAGTAATACTTTTACTGTTTCAGAAAAATATAAACAGAAAATAAGAATTAGAGCAGAAAGAAGTTATGATGAAAGGATTAGCGGTGGCAGAGTTTATTTCAGACCAGATGATGAAAATGATGAGCCTTGGAGACTATTAGTTGATATAAGTCTTAGAAAAGGAATTAGGGCATCTCTAGATGCTGATTATGTTCAAAGAAATGAAAGTGATATCGGTGCTTCAACAGGCTGGAACCCGTTAAGCGATAGTGCTGGTAGTGGAGAAACCGAATTATATAGTGAGGCGGCTTTTTCTTTCTCACCTAATTTGGATACATATGAGAGTATAAATGGATTTCCGCCAACGGTGGATTCAATAACGATTGGTGGTATTAACGAAGGATGGAAGACAGCTATAGTAGCAAATAGGAGAGCTTTTGTTGCTCATGTAAAAACTGTTAATCCTAATACTGGTCAGGCTACTGTATATGGCGACAGGATAATGTATAGTATGCCTAATAAATTTGATACATTCCCATCTTTTAATTATATTGATGCTGTTAAGGGTGATGCTGAGAATTATGTCAAATTAGAAGAATATGCCGATAGGCTTTTGGCTTTTAAGCAAAAATCAGTTCAAATTATTAATATATCATCTCCAGCAGATTCAAATTGGTTTCTTGAAGAAAATATTAAACATAACGGAGTACAGCATCCTAGTGCGGTTGTTCGCACAGATTATGGCATATGCTGGGTTAATGAAAATGGTTGTTATATATATGATGGAAGCAAGATAATAAATTTAATAGATAATAAAATAGTTGAAACAAGTAGTGCTAATGGTGTCTTTCCACCGGCATGGAACGACTTTATGTATAGTTCAAATCTTGTTGGCTACAGTATAGTTGGTTATGAAAAAAGACGTAAACAATTAATTGTTATGAAGGACTCAAATGGGGATGATTTAACAGGGAATAACTATGGTGGTGTAGCCGCAAATGGTAGTGTCAGTAGCGGAGATGCGTACATATATGATTTTAAAACAAGGTCTTGGACATTTGCTGACAATGCTTTTACAGACCAGAAAAAATACACTAATTTTGTAACAGATTGGCAAGGTAATCTGTTTTTTGGATACGATAATAGCGGTACAGTTGAAATGAGATATTGGA